GACGTGCTCAAGGCCGGAACGAACGTGGCCTACACGAACGGCAAGACCGCCCGTACCAGCATCGCCAGCACCGACGCTCTCAAGGCTGCCGATGTCCGTGCTGCGAAGGCTCGTCTGCGCTCGCAGAACGTCCCGAACTTCAACGGGTTCTACACCGCCTACATCCACCCGAACGTGGCCTACGACTTCACGTCGGAGACCGGCTCGGCTGCGTGGCGTGACCCGCACACCTACTCGCAGCCTGGTGAGATTTGGGCCGGTGAGCTGGGTGCCTTCGAGGGCTTCCGCTTCATCGAGACCCCTCGCTCGCCAGTGTTCCAGGGTGGCGGTTCGTCCACCGGAACCGTGGGTGCGAACGTCTACGCCACCCTCTGCGTCGGGCGTCAGTCGCTCGCGAAGGCGTGGAGCATGGTCGATGGGAACACCGAGACCCCGCATGTGGTCCCCGGTCCGATCACCGACTACCTCCGCCGCTTCGTGCCGTGGGGCTGGTACTGGCTGGGTGGCTACGCCATCTACCGTCAGGCGTCGGTGCAGCGCATCGAGTCCGGTTCGTCCCTGACCTACAGCGACCCGGCAATCGACCAGTAGTTAGAAGGGGGGGACTGACGTGGTTCAACAGTGTGCGCACTGTGGTTCGTTCGACATCATGGCAGGCACGGATCACTACCAGTGCCTTTCATGCGGACTCCACACGCACGCTAAGGGCCACAAGTCAGTCCCCCCCTCCTCCTACGACCCCCCGAAGGAGAACTAAATGGGCGTCAGCTCACCAACCGGCAACGGCGAGAAGCGTGGACCTGAGTTTGCCGGTATGCCCGGTACTCCTCTCCCCGGCTACCGTCCCGACCGTGCTGCGGCGAACAACGCTCAGTACGGCATGACGCACGACATGGACAGCGCAATGGCTGCTGACGGTCGCACGGACATGAAGGACGATGGCAAGTTCACGAAGATCACCATGCTTCCGAACTTCAACCCGAACCCCACCCGCTCGCACCTTGGCGACCCGCTCATGGGCGCTAAGGTCATTATGAAGGGCAAGCCCAACCGATGACCCCACAGCGCGTCGAGGACACCAAGATTGCCACGGCTGAGGATCTCTCCGGCCACATGAACAAGGACTACACCTTCCCCAACGTCCGTGCGATGGGTGGGAAGATGCGTCCGGCAGACGACAACTGGCAGCTCAAGGAGCCGGTGGTCATTCAGGACATCTCCGCTGACTCGCACGGCTCCTGGGCCAACGGGGTCAAGACCCCCAACGAGGTTCACGGCTTCCCGTTCAAGGTGCGTGAGGTCTGATGCGCGAGTCTCAGGTGGACACTTGCGGTAAGGCGTGCGGCGATGGCTGCCCCTCTTGCGGTGCGTCCTTCTCAATCAACTTCAAGCCACGGGACATCCGTGGTGACTTCTTCGGTATCCCCGACCCCAAGCTTGAGGGCGAAGGCGGGACCGAGCAGACCAACGACACTGATTCCTACTAGGAGACCACATGGCCCGTCTGCGGTTTGATGCCGTCAAGGGTGCGTTGGACGCGGCCCTTGATACTGGTACCACCACTATCTCGTCTCCTGGTCTTGCACGACTTGGTACGGTTGCGTCTCCCAATGTTGCCCTGATATGCCTGTATGGGGTAGACCCCAATGGCAACATCACCAGCTCGGAGAACGTCTACGTCACCGCTCACACGGCTGGTTCTACTTTTGCCACGATTACTCGTGCAGGTGATGGAACCACTGCTGGACAGTGGGTGGTCGGTAGCCAGTGGACGCATGGATTTGGTGTTGCTGACGTAACGGACATTTTGGCGCAGGGCGGGGCGGTTTCCTCCGTCAACTCAAAGACGGGTGCGGTTGTCCTTACTTACACCGACGTTGGAGCTGACGTTTCTGGTGCCGCTTCAACCGTTCAAGCTGCTTCCTTGCAGAAGGCAAGCAACCTCAGCGATGTAGCATCAACTGCTACGGCTCGAACCAACCTTGGTCTTGGTACTGCTGCAACGCAAGCGTCTACTGCTTTTGATGCTGCCGGTGCTGCTGCTGCGGTTCTCAGCACATCGGCACAGAAAGCAAACAACCTTTCTGATCTTGCCAGCACTCCAACCGCTAGGACAAACCTCGGTCTTGGATCTTCGGCAATCACCTCGTCGTCCGTCCTCAACGTCCTTGATTACGGCGTCGTCAATGATGCCTACCTTGGTGCTGGCGGTTCTTTGTCAAGCAGCACTTGGACCGATTCAACGGGACCGTTCACTTCCGCTTCGGTCGGCAAATCTTTTTGGGTAGAGGATGGTTCTGGCGTCTGGTTCCGCACCACGATTGCTACTTACATTTCTTCTACGCAGGTCACGATCACCGCCACGCCAGCCACCGTTGACTTCCAAGGCGTCTACATCTTCGGCACCGACAACTCAACGGCGCTAACGAGCTTGTGGTCTACGGCCACCACCCTCGCCAACAGCGGACAAGCCAAGCCCGTCTACTTCCCGGCAGGCGGCTACCTGTTCAACACGGGCATCTTGTCTCGTACCACGCTGGCGCAGAGTGCCATCCAGATCCTCGGCGGCGGCTTGCAGCAGACGACGTTCTACCCGATCAACGTCTCCGGCACCCCCGGCGCGTGCGTCACGACCTCAATGACCGACACGGCCTACTGGTACTCCGGGCCGGTCAACATCTCGACGCCCAAGATCGCTCCGGTGCTCGACTTCGCCATCAACGGCAACCTCACCGGCACCGGCGACATCGGCATCGACCACGGGCCGGGCATCGGTGGGATCTATCGGGCCTACGTCGCCAACTTCGACCAGGTGCCCGACACCACCTATCCGACCTCAGGCAACGCAGGTGGACGTGGCTGGCGCATCCGCAACCTGATCGTCAGCGGGACCACCCGCTACACCGAGCAGACCAAGTTCCTCGCCGGTTGTGGCGTGGACAAGTGCTTCGTCGGCATTGAGTTCGACGCCTCAACGGGAACCAACTCGTTTGAGGGCACCGTGTTTGAGGACATCCAGGTGCGCATCACCGAGCCAGGCGCTCGTGCATTCATGGTGCGCGGCTCAGGAACTGTCTCGGCGCTCCTGTATCACTCCACAATCAACGCCAACGGCACCGTTGGACCGGGATGCTCGTCCGAAGCTGGCACGTTCTTCCGTTCCAAGATGGCGCTAACGTCTAGCAACAACCTTCGGCTTGCAGTATCTACTTCTTCGGGTGGAACTTCTTACACCAACTACCAGCAGTTCTCGCTTGCCCTCAGCTCCAACACCACGGTTGCCATTTCCGCAGGCGCAAGCATTGTTATTGGTGGTGTGTATTTTACAAGTCCCGCATATCAGGCAGCAGGCTCATCTTCAATCAACCTGATTGCACCAAACGCAAGCGGCACGGTTTCGGCATCCACTGATGTCACGTTGTCTTACGGCCTAAGCGGATGCCCCGCAATCATCGGCACGACTTCAGGTTCAGTCTCGGGCACTGTCACGTCGCTACCGACCTCGGCGGGCACCAACTGGCGAGTTCAGGACGGCCAGATCGTCAACCTCGTCAGCCCGACGACCATCTCGGCGACCACCACGTCCTCGAGCAACATCGTCACGCTCGCTTCGGGCAACACGGCGACGGTCTGGCAGGGGTGCAGCGTCCTGATCCCCGGCGCCGGTCCGAGCGGCGGCCCTCTACTGACCAACGTCACCAAAGTCCTTTCGAGCACGACGTTCCAAGTCGCGACAGCAGCGACTACAGCAGCTTCCGCGGCATCGGGCACCGTCAACGTCCAGCAGGCCTTCATGGTCTACGGCAACGTAGCCAGCGGAGCGACCTCGCTCACCACCTACTCGGTCACCGCCTCGGCTACCTTCGCCAGCGGTTCGTTCGTCGAGCTGCCTCCGGTTGGCATCGTTGTCGGCACGCCCAGGCCCGGTGTGAGCAACACGACCACGGACGCTTCCCGCCTCGTCGGTTCAATCGTCAACTGGCAGGTAGAAAACAGCAGCTCGCAGGCCACGTCAATCCTCGCCTACGTTGCGCCATTTGCAACGATGCAATACAGCGGATGGGTCGGTTCGTACCTCAACAACTACCCAATCGTCCAGGCATACGGGACGTTTCAGACGACCGCCGGCACGCTTGCAGCCGGAGCGACCGCAGGACTCACCAACGCTTCCTCGGGCATTGGGATCAAGGGCAACGCCACAACTCCTTACGATGTGTTTATCCCCGGTGGCACCGCTTCGGGCGCTCCAAGCTCGGGTACGCACAGCCTGTTTGAAATCGTCCCCGACGCGACGGGTCGCATTTGGATTTGCACCGCAGCGGGAACTCCTGGAACGTGGGTTTCGGTGGCACCGGCTCAGGTGCAGACTGTCACTGTCACGGCTTCTGGTTCTTATGCCGGCACCGTTCCTTCGTGGGCCA